GTAGAGAAGTTTTTCTTTAGGGTTTGTAGCTCTTCAGCTAGGAAGTCCTGAACTTCCTTAATTTGCAATTCTGCCATGATTTCTAAATGTAGATTTAAGTGATTCAATAATTAATTTATGGTCTAAATCGGCTTCTTTCTCTTCCAAAGTAGCAGGAGCTGGCTTAAGAATGTCATAAAGTGATTTCAATCTTTCTTCTAATTTTACTAGTGTCTCGTCAGTAGCATCTGAGGTTCTTACAAACTTCTCAAGTCTGTCCAAGTACTCAAACGCATCTGTTTCAGACTTCAAGTCGATAAATGTAGTTTCAGGATTAGCTCCTAGAAATTGTACTGCTGATCCTTCAAACATAATTACTTCTTTAATAACATTTGCCTTTCTGCTCTGATCGAAGTACTGCTTGTCCTTTGGTACAGAGAATCCAAAGCTATGTTGGTTGATAAGACCTGACTCTACCATCTTCATAAAGTCAACTCCAAGAGCATGAGTGCCAATCTTAGCCTCATATCTTAGACCCTTCATATCCTCCTCTAGGTTAGTAATAAGAGCTACTGACTTTCTTGAGTCATGGTCTAGCAAGTACTTAATAAGTTTCTTTCCGCTTGGCCCACGTTCCTGAATAGTTTTAGTAAATGCACCTTTTTCGATAACATCACCATCCAAGTCTTTATTGCCAAACATTGCAAAATAACCTGAAACAACTCCTTGCTTCATGTCTGCATCTGCAAATCCCTGATTTAATCCTTTAGTTAGCATACACAAAGATTGAAAAAATCTATTAAACTAACAAACTCATAGAAGATGACTAATTGCTTTCCTTGTATCCTCTCCATGCTCAAAGCGGTAGTAGTGAAACAAGTATATACCTTTAGCGATACCAATCCTTAATCTGTGTTGCATAACTTTTTTGCAGAAGTGGTAGTCAAAGAAATGTCCCTGTATCTGAATCCCTCCTTCAGGGAATCCACCAACTTGCCTCCACATACTCTTAGGAAACAGCATAAACAATCCGCCAATCACCTGCTGCATCGGCATAATCTCAATCCCATGCTTGTTATACAGCTCTACACCAATCTTCCTGTGATTCAATATATCAGGATCATTGCTCTTCCTTCCTCCTACTAGCTGATAGTGCAATCCCAAACGGTTAGTCATACAACCCACTAGATCAAACTCTCCTGCTCTAGCTATGTCCTCACATTGCTGATATATCTTCTCGTGATACATCGGAAGAGTATCAATATCCCTAAGACAAATCCAATCGTTCTCAGGTAGCTTTTCGATTATTTCGTTTATTGCCTTACCAATGTTCTTGTCTGATCTGCCAGGGGTGATGTGATGCACATTGATATTCTTCTTATCCTCTAGCTGCTTCTTATGTGGCTTGACCTTAATGTATCGACTCTGCAACGACTGATGCTGAATGTTCTCCATTCGTGACTGCGTAACCCACATAGCAAACGGAACCGCTAACTCATCAACGGCAGTATGTTCTTGAATAATATCCCACACCTTTTCCATCAACTTATTCTGCACTTCATTTGTATTGGACCGCACAAAGAAATTGTTGTGATACAATCCACCCTTGTCGCTGAATCTTAACTCCATGTAATACCTAATCTGCCTCTTAATCAGGTCTAAATCAATAGACCTTGTCATGGCTTCCTCATACACGCTATTTCTTAGCCTATGTGTAAACCATATCGGATGACTCGGAGGCTCTGCTATCAACCTGATATTTCCATCAATGTAGCAGACTAAATCGTATTCACTTAGATACACATGAGATAGAAACTTATACTTTCTAGAATCCTTCTGTAAATTATTACCGCCTTCTACATAGCATATATTCCACCCATCAACATTAAACTTCATGTTATCGGTAAACACCACAAAGTCCCACCCCTCAAAATTAGGGGCAGGACTTATCTCATCATATTCTCCTAGAACTACAGTATATACTACCTTCTTATTTCTCTCCATGTTCTATCATCGTAGAAATTTAAGTTCTTGTCAGTACTAGCGAACCCAAACAAACATTCATCTTTCTTTGCAATCATGCCAGGGAATCGCTCAGTCAAGTACTTGTCCAAGACTATATTACCTAATCTACTTTTCACCTTCTCTGTATCCATCCAATAAAACGAACCGCTATAGTGGAAGTCTTGAGGTACATAAGGAGGGCAAGGCAACAGCTTACCGCATACACCTGCAAATATCTTATCGCCAAGTCTAGGTACATTCTCTAAGTTCTTTCTATACAAGTGATTTATCCAAATGTCCAACCCACTCCAAATTGGCCGTGTGACACCTTTGCAATGACCATAGAATGTCATGCCTCCATCTATTTCAACTAAGGACTCTAAGAAGTGAATAGCTTCTCCTGTTGTGCTGATATTCTTGACAACTCGATACTCGCAGTCCTTCGGCAGCATTGAAACTATAGGCTCTACAGAGTAGTCTTGATCTACGGCAATCTTGACAATCTTCTGACCATCAAATACCTTCCAATAAATCTCTAAGAGCTTTAGATTCAAAACGTGGTAATGACCTAGCTTACCATTGAAATAAATGAAGTAGATTAAATTTTTTCTAACATCAGAGTCCATCCTGTTGGGGTTAATGGTCTTTCTAGTAGTTTATACCCTAGACTCTTCCAAAACTCAATCCACTCTGGTTCATCCTTGATGTTAATATGTCCCCATGCCTCATCATTAGGAGTTCTATGAGGAGTAGAACTGAATACTATCAATTGTGGTGCAATCGCATCAATAGCCTTGGCAATCTCTTCGTCAGTCATGTGTTCTGCAACCTCAATAAACAGCATCAACTCAGCAGCCTTAGCCTTAGCAATGACCTTTAAGTCAGGGTACTCTTTCTTGCAGTAATCTCTATGACTCTTAAATACATCCAAGGCCATAATATCGTACCCATACTGACGCATCACCTCTGCGTACACTCCTGTACCACATCCGTAGTCAATTACATTCGCTGCGTTAAACTTCTTGCAATACTCGGCTACACTCTTAGCTAAGTTCACAAATGCTACATTCTGCATAGTCAAGTTCATATCCTCGACCTCTGCTCGTAGAAACTCTTCCTCTGTTATTATCATCGTGTTTTGTTTATGGCATCATAGAAAGCAGCTTTATAGTCTGCTCTATTATTTCCTTCTTTTCCATTCCTTCACTAAACTCAAACGTGTAGTCCTGGGCCTTGCACCAACAGCTATACTCATCGCTTAATCGCTGTGCCTTAACTGTTATCTTCCCATTTAAGGGATCAAAGTTCTTCGTTAATATCTTCGTTTTCATCATCTTCCGTGTCCATGTCAATATCCTCCTCCTCTTCTTCCTCTACATACATCTCTGTCTCCAAATCACCGCTTCGCATATCACTCAACGGCATATAGTTAGTAGGTACCAACACCTGACTCTCGTCAACCAATGTTCCGTATCCTAGAGCTTCTCTAATCTCATCCTGACTGAATACCATAGCCTGACGCATCCAATGTACCAACTCCTTCTTATCACCTTCCAATTCAGGATATACGTCAGTATCTGAGATCACTACCAAGGTATTGTCACCATACCACTCTCTAGCCATCTTAGTCCACACGTCATCCATCTTTCTAAGCAATGGCAATACGCAGTTCGTAACTACTCTAGTGTCACCTGTCTCACTATTGGCCAATGTTCCCTGCGGAGTCAACAACTGAGATGGGTATCCATAGATATTTGCAATCTGTCGTTCCAAGTCTTGATTAAAGTCCAATATACCCATGTCCACAGGACTCAAGCCAATCTGCACCCACTTCAAGTCACTTGGTGTTACAACAATATCTCCTGCGTTATGAGCCCCCATGTGGTTCTGTCTGAACGAATCGTTAATCGCTACAGCCTGCTCGGCAGTCAACTCTGACTGATCTGCGTGTCTAGCGTTACCGCTAACAATACCGCTAGGACCCATGTTCGCAAACAACGAACCTTGAGCAACATCTGCAAATCTCTTCTGAGAAATTACATTCAAGCTACTTCTTAGTGGGCTCAATCCCCAGAACGTACTCTCATACCCTTGCCACTCAGAAACAGGGTTGAAGTACTTAAAATGTGCTATCTGACTATTCGGGATTATATTCTCAAAGTTATATGTAATCGCATATCCTGCCAATGGATTTCTTCTATCCCCTGACATCACAGGCTTTACAGTCGGACTCGGTACACTCCACAACTCTACAGGCTGCTTGGCTCGCAATCCAACCCCAGGCACGCTCGCATACACAATCGCATTTCCTGTAATCAACAGATACCCTGCAACCTCTTCTCTCAACTGTCTACCTGTACTAGTCGGGTTCGGTCTATCCATCAGCTCCAAGAACGGATGCTGCTCAATCGACTCAAACGCCTTCACTCGCAACTTCGCCAACTCCGTAGCGTTCTCTCTACTCTTTAGATGCTTTTTCTTAGCAAAGTACTTCTCTGCAAATCGCTTATCCTTAACCTTATACATCATCGGAATTGCATCAGCAGACTTCTCTACAATCTTAGAAACCACAGACTGTACTACAGGGATACTCTTATACGCCTTATCTATAAATATGCTGTCCTTTGCATCGTAAGGCATCCAAACCCCCTTTATATACTGCCATTGCAACGCCTGCGGTAAGCCTAGCTCCTTAGTTCTAAATGCCTTGAGAAGATTCATCTATTTCTATTTTATTTGTAAAAGTACAAATTTTACCTAAATAATTTCCCCCTTATCAGCACAAACCCCTCACCCTTCTTCTTTACCATCAACTCAGTCAATCCCCACACCAACGCATCCACTCTATCGGGGCTCTTCCCCCTTTCAGGATCAAACGATACCATCTGATTCTCCAACGCAGGGAACTGACCAACGTGATACACCTTACCCTGCTCATACAGCGAGTACACAGGCTCCGCTCTCACATACTTCCCCTTCGTAGCACTCACCAACTTCACCCTCGTTCCAACACCCTGACTCTTCAACACAGCTTCCACCATGTCACCGCCCTGGTTCTTCTCCGCCACAATACAATCCGCATTCCACCTGAACGCAGCATCGTTAGCAATCTTACTCCAATGATTCGGTGAGTACTTCCCACTCAAGTCCTCCAACACATACGCATTCCCATCTCTGTCCTTACCACACACGATGATACCTGTCTCATCGCTATCCATGTTCGCAGTAATCGCAGGGTCTAACGCCACCACAATCCTATTCATGTTCGGTGCCTCTGCCAACCTCGCCTTCTTAATAATCTCCCTGTTCCACAGCAAGCCATCCTTATCATCCAACCACACCCCCAAGAACAAGTGAGCGTACCGATGTGGGTTCTCTACCTTCGACTTCTCCGCAGCCTTGACAAACGACTCACTCAAGTTCTGCTTATTATCCAAGTACGTAGTGTGGATGTAAGTAGTATCATCTCGCTTATCCCTGACAAACTGCTTATATATCCAATGACTCTTGAAACTAGGGTTCATCACCAAGATCACCCTATTCGGCCTATCCTTAGCCCTGATACTCAAATCAATCTTATCAAACACATCCTCATCTCCCAATTCCTCCGCTTCATCCAATACCCATGTCGTCACATTAGCAATCGACTTCAAGTTCGCAGTCGCAGTACCATGATTCGTCTTAATACCCCTGAACAATATCTTCGACCCTGTTCGCTTATTTATAATCTCAGTCTGAGTAATCTCAAAATCACCCTCCTTACCCATTATCTCAATCTTATCAATAAATTCAGGGATAATCGAAATAAACGCAGACACCAAGGTCCATCTAGTGAACAAAATCACATGACCCTTCTCATAAGTTAAGTTCAAGAGAAACAAGGCCAAAGTCCATGACTTACCCGAACCACGACCACCTGTAATCAAGTAGTACCTAGTCTCAGGATTCTCATAGAATAAAGGCTTGTAGTCAGGTAAGAGCTGAATCATTGAATATCTGAATTTTCACCATTTTGATTTTCCGTTTCATTCCTATACACTCAAGATAGGGGGTACCCCCTTTTTTGAATATCTGAATTTTGCCTATTTGGGTTTTCCAACCGATTCCAGTACATTCACAACAATACCCCCCCCCTATATATCCTCCTCATTTTCAGCGTGTTGTATTGCTACCTTGATAGTTTCTATTTGTTCGAACTCTATTTGTTCCGCTTCCTTAAACTCTATTTCTTTTGATAGCCAACTAATTGGCGGGGCTATATTTTCCCCGTTGCTGGTAATATCAATTTGTTGCTTCGGCATACCGAACCGATAACTCAACCAAAGTTTTAATGCGGCCGTGTCACCTTGTTGGCATTTGTAAAGTAAGGCACGCCAAATTTCTTCAGGCACGCATACCGTGTCCATTTGTTCAATTATCCGTACTTCTTGAACG